CACCACTGCTATCGGTTGATCTACCGTAGAGAAGTATAACGCATTAGGCACGTCTAAAAACCTACCGCCAAGCTCCCCAAATACGTTGTTAACCGCGTTAGCTAGCAGGTTAAAAAACAGACGCAGGATGTTATTCAGGTCATCCAGATACTGCTTTAGTGGTCCCGCCTTGGGTATTGGCAGTGCAGGCGGCTGGACTTTTTGTACTAGTCTCTCAGCCACTAGCCTCTCCTGCCGTCAGGGCGCATATCCAAACGTGGTATACCTAGCTTCCAAGCCACACCCAACTCAGTGGACTCAATCTTAAACGCCATCTGCCTACCACGTACCCGGACAAAAACCTGCCCAGTAAACTGCTCAATAGGCACCGTGGCCGAACGGGTTACCGTAGCACTGCTGTTACCGCCTTCTGATAGGGGGTTGTTGTACCCAGAACCGGAGTTCTCCATTGGAGATAGCGTCATAGTAGCCGCAGGGCTATCAGCGGTTGACCCCTCAAACGTTACGTCAGGTAACATTCTTTTAACAAACATAAACTTATCGCCGTCGTCTAAGTCAAACTCAGAGGAGACTAGCGTAGCTGTAATCGGGAATGGCGTAGCAGTTTCTTGGTTGTCGTAGCCCACTTCGTGGTTTACTAAGTTATTACTGTAGGTAGCCGCCATTGGGTTTTCTCTCAGGTCAGCGTCGATCCAAGCACTGCGCGATAGAGTGCCGTAGTACCAAATGTCTTGCAGGTAGTTGTACACCACGTAGCGGTCATTCTGCGTAACGTCAGCAGAACAGTAGAACCACCAAATCTCATCGAACCGCTCGTTAGTACCGGCAATCACCTGTGCATACTGAGAGAAGTTAAAGTCGTTGAAGATATAACTGCGGATGGAGCAGGGCAGTGTCTTAACCGTACCGTCGTAGTAATAGAACTTGTCCGTGCCCATCCAGTAAGCAATGTTGCCCGAGTACACCGCTGCGTTAGGACTTGCTATAGTAATGTTGTCGCCTAGTAGCTGCGCACCCCACACCTCTGGAGCACCTAGATATTGCAAGCCATAGACAGCCGTATCGGTCCAAATCAGTACTTCCTGACGCGCTTGGATAGCGGTGATTATCTCACTACCACGGGACAAACGCAGGCTACCTGCTTGGTTAGTGGCCGCAGGCGTCCAGTTAGCTACGTCTTCTTGGTCAGACCAACGGATAAGCATAGGATCAAGCACGCTAGTACCCAGATCGTTCGCACCAAAACAGAAGGCAAAGCGGAAGATGTCAGACACGAATGCCTTATTAACTATGGTAGGAACATCTGACGCACCGGCAAGGGAAGACACATAGACCGCACGAGTAGTAACCGCGTTGGTTGCATCCCAGTAGAAAAGCTCACCGCCCCGATAAGTAAAGAACAGGTCCTCACCGAAGTTAGCCTGACTCCAAAGCCGGATGGGGGCGTCTGTAGTACCACCAAAACCCCACGTGCCCGCACCCCAAGTACCGCCAGACCAACCAGTAAATGGCACAGCAATCTCGTTGCCCGTGTTGATTTGGTATGCCGCAGTAACAGTCCCGCCGCCCGTGGCAGTAGAAGAAGCCGTAGTCTCGGCAGTAATAGTGTAGGCATCTTCGTCGATCAGGCTTATCTGGTACTCGTTATTAAGAGTAAGCCCACCCACTGCTGTAGCACCGCTAAACGTAACAAAGTCGCCTTCAAGCGCACCGTGGGCAAGGTCGTCTACCCGCACAACAGCAGAACCTAAAAAGGTAGTAAAGGGGTCGGTCAGGACAACAGTCGAGCGGATAGGGGTAATGTCGTAGTAAGCCCCACCACGCTCGATGTAGTACTTGAGGTTAGTGCCTACTGTGACGAGGTTTTGCCCTTGGAGAGTAACCCAGTTGAGCATAGAGCGGCAGACGCCGAGGAAAGTTTGGTTTGACAGGCGCACCCACCCACCGATCTTCTGAGGCATACCCCGTCTGAAACGCACTTTGTTGGTCTCGTACCAACCGCCTTCGGCTGCGTAGCGCGTATTCTCGCGGTCAACCCCGGGCTTTAATTGTAGTTTCTGAAGCGGCATTTCTTAACCTCATTATAGGTAGTTACCCGTCTCAACCATGTAGCAGAGTTCGGTAGCACGACCCTTAACGTCTCGACTCCATTTGGAATCTAGGAACTCTTTTGCTGCGGTTGTATAGTCGGCAACTTCCATAGCTGCCAATGCGCGCTTGAAACCACGAAGCCTCGTAGCACCAAGGTTAAAACTAATGTCAATCATAGCATCTTTTCGCACATCATCAAGTGAGTTAAACCACGGATATTCCGAGGAAAGTTCCTTAATGACGCGCTCGATGTCGTTCTCTAGCAGGTAATTGACTTCATCCTCGGACAGCCCCATACCGGACTTCGAGATGTTCCTACCCACACCAATGGTTTCGTATCCGGCAGAACACAGGTAAACGTGGCTTTTTACGCCCTCATGGCGCTTGAGCATATCAAGTAGTTTTTCGGTCACTAGTCGCAAAGCTCGGCTAGTTCTTTCCAGTCTTGCGCAGTCCAGTTAGAGGTGTCCACAGAGGCAGGAAGCTCAACCGTAATTCCGGAAACGTTAGCCCCAAGCACAGCACCGGCCGCGTTCGTGTTGCCTTTCAGACAGGCCATAGCGTTGTCCTCCGGCGTAATCTCTAAGCTATTCAACTGGGTACAAGCAGGGAGTGCTAATAGCACCGCGCCTAAAATAAGTAATCTCATGAGAACCATCCTTTAATAGACTGAAACGTACGCACTGGGTAGTATAACGCAGCAGACCGGAATCGACCCACACCCACTACGCTCAGTGCCTCTCTGAATACTTGATCCGCCTGCTTTTGGTCTTTAACTAGACCCTCGGGGTTCGTACACAGGTAGTCGTGGACCACCGCAGCCCTCCGGTTCTTTGCATTCGCAACGGGTACTATAAAGCGGAAAAGACGAGGAACACTAGCTAAATCAGTAACATAGCCCGTAGGCACTTCAATATCGCAGTTCAGCAACTCACTATGGTAGATAAAGGGCTGCGTTAGTTGCCACCCCCCGTCTATTGCTTCCATTATAAGTCTAGTCTTAAAGTGGCTCATCATGGCTTATTGAAAAAACTAAAGTAGGACCCCGTTAGCAGAGCACCTAAAAAGATATAGGTAAAGGTCTTAATCACGGTATTTGCCGCAGTACGTTTTGCCGACCGCCAAGAGTCTAGAAGGTCGCGTATTTCACGCATGTCATGAACAGCGTCGTCGTCTTGTAAACCCACGTCGTGTAGGGCTTTTTTAGCCCCCGCCTCCGCAGCACGCTGTATCATTGCTTCTAGCTCTAAGTCGTTCATCTCATGGGTTCTCCTACTACCAATCCCCCGACCAGTGCTTAAGCCCTGACTCGGCATAAAACTTACGCTTTTCTTGTTCCCAGTTTAACCCTAAAGCACCATTACGGTAAATAATCGTGTCGTATGGCGGGTCTTCTCGGTACGTCTTGATAAAGCCTGCGGCGTCCATTGCCTCTCTAATCTTGTCAAACGCCTCAATGCCGGGGTCAGTATTTATCATCTCGCCAGTCAGCACCAAAGTAATTGCGTGCATGTAAGTCTGTGGGCCAAGAAAATAGATGCTGTTGTGCCCTTCCTGTAGCCGCTGTAAGTAGAGCTGAGCGGCGGTGCTGTACACAGGGTTTTGCGGGGCTGTCATCATAAAATCATGAGAGAAGTCGTAATCCCTGCATGTTGGTACAACCCACTTCGTGCCCTCATCTACCAAGTCATCTAGCGGCGTATTCACAAACCGATCTATGTCTACGTACACCCCGCCTTCGGTATACAGTTTAATCAGTCGCCACAGGTCGGTCTTTTGTACTACGTGTTTATCGGCAATCAGCTCGTATAGCTTGGGGTCTAATTGCGCTTGTAAGTAGCCGTCTACCTCGTCATCTGTGCTTATCTGCACGTCCCAGTCAGGGTTTAGCTCTACGAGCTTCTTCATGCCTTCTTGAACTAACGGGCTATCGCTGTCTAGCAGGTCCTTATCTTTCCATGACAGGTGGACTATTTTAGGAATCATATAGACAGATCGTCGTTACGCTCGGTGCTTCTACCGTCTAGCGGTCGGCCTTTAATCGTCGTGTTCATCTTGTCGCCGTCCCATTCGTTGTAGGCATACAGGCCCATCTGGTGAATAGGGAAGATGTCCGCTCTAAGCAGTATGTCTAAAGGCCCGCAAATACCCATCTTGAGTACGTGGGCCAACATGTTCTTTGCTACCGCAGGGTCAATCGCGTAAGCGTGCGCCCGACAGATAAAATGGTAGTTCGGTCCTTCACTTGCATGAGGTGGCGTCGGTAGTACCTTCCATCCCTGCTTAACCTGCTCGTGTCCGCCTAAGTAGCAGATCGAGTTATACACCGCGTGATGCTCGTATTTCTCTACCATTACCGCGTCGTGCTCTAAGACAATCAACGGTTGGTCTTCTATTACGCACTTCGCCCAAAGGCTTATGTGAGACAACGCACAGGCTACTTCGCCACGGGTCATGTAGTGGTCGGTTACTTTTAAGCATTCCATAATCGCGTTGTGGTGCGATGGTGCTTTTAGTTCGCCGTCCAAGCCGTTATAGGCTTCCCAGTACTCCCACTCTTGTCCTGCTTTGTCACAAGATTCGGCACAGTGAGCGGCTTTCTTTTCTGATTCTTCGTGGCCCTCGACCCTAATGATGTAGGCTTTCGAGGGTTGCATGTTGTACGAGAAGTTTAAATTCAAGGGTTATCCTTATGTTTTTAATGCGCCCACTTGGTACCCGTTCATACACCTTGAATTAGATACACTTGTCCAAGTTGTTTCGGCACCTATTTGAACGGGGGAAGACTTGTTTATGCCAAAAGTGTTTTGCCCAAGCACTCCTGAATCATCGCCACCCCAAGCCCATAGCGTACCGTCAGTTTTAATAGCCGTAGTAGTAGTATAGCCTGCGGTTGCCGCTTTCCAATTAGTCTCGGTTCCTACTTGAACAGGCGAGGATTTCAATATATACGCAGGCTCGTTTTGCCCCATTTGGCCGTTAGCGTTTTCCCCCATTAACCAAATTGTGCCGTCTGTTTTGATTGCCCCTGCGAAATCATATCCTACAAAGCGACCTGACTCTTGCTGTGACCAATTGGTTAAGGCACCTACTTGTACCGGAGAAGATTTGCTTATTCTATTGTTCTGCCCTAATAGCCCAGAGTTATTATATCCCCAACCCCAAAGCGTGCCGTCTGTTTTAACAGCTATAGCTTGATAAAAACCTGCCGATATGTCTAGCCAAGTGGTTAAAGCGCCTATTTGAAGCGGCGTCTGTGAACTATCTTCAGTACCGTTCCCCATAGCACCTTGCTGACTACTGCCCCACGCATAAAGAGAACCGTCGTTTTTAACCCCAAAAGTTGTATTTTGTCCTGTTGCTACGATGCTCCAATCCGTATCTGTGCCTATTTGCACAGGAGAAGAACGCAAAGTTACGCCCGAATTACCTAAACCATAAACATTTTTACCTGCGGCCCATATTGTTCCGTCTGTTTTTTTAGCTGTAAAATAATTTTCACCAACAGACACTTGCTCCCAGTTAGTTAATGCCCCTACTTGAGTAGGAGAAGAACGGTTAACTCTGTCATTTAGCCCTAAATCACCGTTTGTGTTTTTGCCCCAAGCATATAAACGGCCCTCCGGTGATACAGCCAAAGCGCTATAATCTTGACTGGCCATGCTTACCCAGTCTCCGGGAGAACCAACTTGAACGGGAGAAGACCGTGCGTCGCTATATCCTTCTGGTGTCGAAGTCCCTATTCCTAGCGCCCCGTAATAATTACTACCCCACACATACAACTCTTTTGGCAAAATAGGCTTAGGCCACTCACCAGTGCCTTGGTGGTACGACGCTTGCTCCAATGTCCAAATACCCGGCGCAGAGCCGCCCTCGCCATCAACTGGGGGCGTAATGGTAGGGGGTGTTTTGCGGATTAGACCGCCGGGGTATCTGTCTGACATGTCCTACTCCTTAGAGCGCGTCAACTTCGTCGTGGGTAGTCGCTGCGTTAATTGCAGCAATGCGAGCGTCCTTAGCCGCTTTGGCCGTGGATACTGCCTCAAGATCACCCGAAGCGTCGTCGTCAGCCATTTCAATCTGCATCTGCGCGTTAACTACTTCTTGGAACGCGCTATTAGCCTGTCCAACCAAAGCACCTTTACGCTCGTCCACAGTAAGCTCACGCTTGGCCCAGACAATCTGCGCGGGGTCCGCATCCAGATCAAAGCTGTGCGTAGTCATGATCTCGCGGTTATCAACCAGATCAGGCTTAACTTCAGACGCTGCGCGCCATCCACTTTCTGCGGCCATACGTGAGGCGTCAGGCTTGTAATCCCAAACTTGCTTCACTTCGCCATTCTTTACTTGTATCCAAAACCCTGTTTGAGTTGGCATGTTGAACTCCTAATTTACTTTCAAGTTGTTGCTTAATTTTGCGGAAAGGCCCGCCCCAATCACCGTAGGCTTCTTGCCTAAATAATGTCACGCTGTCGTACCACTCCGTCTTAGAACCCGGCTTTGCCCATAAGTAATAAGGCAGTATAGGCACTACAATCCAAGTCTCAACGCCCATAGCCGCCGACAGGTGGGCCACTGATGTGCAGGATGTTACCACAAGGTCGCACGACGCTACAGCCATGCGGGTATCTTCCCAGTGGTCTAATGTCACATCTTTAACCCAGTTGGGCTTGTACTGAGCACCCTCGTCACGCTGTAGGCTAATGAATTCGGCATCGGTGCCCTTTACGGCATCGAACAACAGGTTGGGGTCGAACTGCCTGTGCTGCTCATGCTCAAACTGTGGGTTACCCTGCCATCTTAAGCCAATACGGAACTTTTTGTTCTTGGGCATCTCGGGCTTACTAATATAGGCAGCGCCGTCAACATCGGCGTACTGAAGCTGCAACGGTAACACCGCAGACATAGCCGGTACCCAAAAGTCATGCACTATGCCAAACGCAGCTTCTTGCTGTACTACGGCGCGAACACCCGGCATATCTCTAAACAGCGTAGCCAAGGAACCCGAGCAGGCTACTATCACGTCACAGCCCTTCTTGACCATGTAGCGGATCATACCGGCGCAGTGTATCTGGTCGCCCAGACCGCCTTCCATATTGAGTAAAATAGTACCCTTACTTACCCCGTCCCACATCGGTGTGGGTACTCTGGGCGGAAGATTACCGAAGACGCTTTCATGGCGACCACGGAAAATAAG